TTTCGAATTAGATTGGAATATTAATGATGATTTCAAACCAAATTTTTCTTTTCTTGATTCTTCAAAAAAAATTACCGAAGCAAATATTCCTAATACTATTACTCATTTAACCTTTGGAGATTGTTATAATCAACCAATAATAATACCAAATTCTATTACTCATTTAACTTTTGGAGAAAGATATAATCACCCAACAATAATACCAAATTCTATTACTCATTTAACTTTTGGAAAAGAATATAATCAGCCAACTATAATATCAAATTCTATTACTCATTTAACTTTTGGAAAAGAATATAATCAGCCAACAATAATACCTAATTCTGTTACTTATTTAGAATTTGGACATTTTTACAATGAACCTACTATAATACCAAATTCCGTTACTAATTTGACTTTTGGATATTGTTATATTCAACCTACTATAATACCCAATTCTGTTACTAATTTGACTTTTGGATATCGTTATTGTCAACCAATAATAATACCAAATTCTGTTACATATTTAAAATTTTCAAGCGACTATAATCAGGTAATCGAAATACCTAATTCTGTCACTCACTTTGTTTTTGGACAAAATTGTAGAAAACCGGTTAAAATTCCAAATTCCGTTACTCATTTAACTATTATTTCAACTCACTTTAATATAGAATCAACAATAATACCTAATTCTGTTACGCATTTAACTTTTGGATTTGAATACGATAAAAAAACTATAATACCTAATTTTATTACACATTTAACTTTTGGTGACAATTATAATCAACCAACTGTGATACCTAATTCTGTCACTCATTTAACTTTTGATTACTATTATAATCAACCTACTGTAATACCAAATTCTGTTACTCACTTAACTTTTGGCGAAAAATATGATCAACCTACTATTATTCCAAATTCTATCACACATTTAAAATTTGGATATAATTATAATCAGCCTACTGTAATACCAAATTCTGTTACTCACTTAACTTTTGGACATGATTATAATCTACAAACAATAATACCTAATTCTGTTATGCACTTAACTTTTGGCTACAATTATAACAGTCCAATAATAATACCTAATTCTGTTACTAATTTAACATTTGGCGTAAAATATGATCAACCAACTATTATTCCAAATTCTGTTATTCATCTAACTTTCGGATATAATTACTGTCAGCAAACTATAATACCAAATTCGATTACTCACTTAACTTTTGGAGATTTTTATAATCAATCAACTATAATACCGAATTCTGTCACAAATTTAACTTTTGGGTTATATTATAATCAACCAATTATAATACCGAATTCTGTTACACATTTGGCTTTTGGACACCGTTATAATCAACCAACAACAATACCAAATTCTGTTACTCACTTAACTTTTGGATATGAATATAATCAACCAACAATAATACCAAATTCTGTTACTCATTTAACTTTTGATCGAAAATATGATCAACCAACAATAATACCAAAATCAGTTACTCACTTAACTTTTGGAAATAATTATAATCAACCAATTATTATATTAAATTCCTCTCAAAAGCTAAATATTAACGGAAAATATTTAATTTTAAATGATGATTGTATGTTAGAAAATAAAAAAATAATAATAGTTGATTCTGACGACAAAAATGATATATTATTTGCGAAATTTCTATTAATGACTTTTAATGGTGAAGATATTTTAAATTTTTTGAATGAAAATAAAATTCTTCTTTCTCAGAAATATTTTTATCTATCTATTTCATCACAAAATAATGATAATTTAATAAATTTCTTTTTAGTTAATGGCTGTTTCTTAGATGATAATTGTTTAGCTATTGCATGTATAAGAAAAAATCTTGAAATTATAGAAAAATGCATTAATTGTAAAATTAAAATGAAACAAGAATATGTTAATTTATATTATAAAACTAATATTGGTAGGTTTGACAATATTGATTTTTATAAATTATATAACAAAATTGATAATGATAACGAACTTGCTATCAAAATATTAGAAGATTTGAAAATTGATGTCATTCCTATAAATAAAAGCAAACAAGTAAAAAAATATTTCGAATATTGTTTAGATAAAAATTGAAAATATTATTGTTACAGCTATTTTTTATATCTTATTACAAAAAATATAAAATGAGCCTTCAATATAAGCATTTTTTTAATTTTATACTATTAAAAAAATACAATACATAATCACGAAGACATTGTATCAATTAGCATATCCCAATCCACCCATACCCGACATGATACGGAGAACGTTGTAATTGACAGCAAAGACCCAGACAGCACTGCCTGCTGCATACATAAGTGGGGCAAAAACGGATGTCTTGTTGTGACGGATGGGGTCAAGAGTCTTGTAGTTAAGCTTGGTGTTGTCAATACGGGACATGTTGGCTGTTCCAGTGGGTTGGTGTTGTTCGGGGTGAAGGGCGAAGGAATAAACACAGACACCATCAGCGGGGGTACGAGTGTGGTGTTGGAAGGGTTGGACATAGTTGAAGTAAGCACCTTCGCGACGGCTGAAACGATCGTGTCCGTTAAGGATGATAAGACCATCGGAGACAATGTTTCCTTTACCTTCAAGGGTAACACCGTAGTTTCCGGGTTGAATAACATGGACATCGGTGTACTTGTCGGCGCTGAGACGGCGATCAACAAAGCTGGTGGAAGAGCCGGTAACAAGGGGGACTGAAAGGTTCTCAATGGAAAGAGTGTGTTCAGTGACAGTGACAGAGACGGATGGAGAAGAAGCGCTGTTGTCGCTATTAAAGTCGAATTCAACAGTGACATCAACCAAAGCATCAGCAAGGTTAAGTCCGCCAATAGAAATGGGGTTCTTCAAAATGTGGAATTCAACATTGTCACCACTAAGATTGCTGTATTCAACACAAACGAACTTCCAGGTGGTATTTCCTACTTGGAGAATTTCGATGGGGTTTTCAGCGGGATCAATTGAGAAACTTTCTTCATCCTTGTCAGATGCAGTCCAGTTGTCTTCAAGCTTGATCATAGAACGAGCCAAATTGGTAGCAGCTTCATTGAGGGCGGTATCCCAGGAGTTGGTGTGGGAGTAGGACAAGAACCATCCTCCGTCCAACTTGGAAGATCCGCTGAATGCTCCGAGCTTGTGAACCCAGACGAATTCCTTGCAAGGGTGGTTGAAGTTCAATGTGAAGGATTGTTGAGCTGTTGTGTTGGTTTGTCCAACCAATTGTTGCTCGCCATCAGTTTGGAGTTGCTCAATCAAGTATTCATGACCAACTTGGGCAAAACGGCGACGCTCCTCAGAGTCAAGATAGACGTAATCAACCAAAACTCCGGCGCTGGTGTAGGAAAGAGATCCAAAAGTGGGGGCAGTTTGGTTTCCTTCTCCCTTGGTGAAGACGTAGAGCTTGTCCAAATCTTCCAATTCGAAATTAAACCTAACATCGTGGTATTGGAGAGCAATGAGGGGAAGAGCCAATCCATAGTTACGGCAGAACCAGAATTGGAGGGGAACATAGAGAACGTGTCCGCCTGCAACGCTTGATTGAAGAGCGGTGAGCTCGGGAACATCACCGATCATGGCGCTGTAACCACGCTCTTGTCCTGTTGTGTGTGTCAACTCATACCAGACATCCAACCAAACACCGTAGTGCTTGTCGATGGGAGCTCCACCGATTTGGACTTCAACAGTCTTAATCATGGCGTGACCCAAACGACGAACCCAGGCTACCTTTCCTTCGAAGGCGCTGTTGGTGGGGGCAAGTTCGGGAAGAGTAACACGGAGATAGCATCTTGAAGCCAAATCTCCGTTTCTCAACATCTGAACTTGGGGACGACCACCAGGCTTGGCAGTTTCCATACTGAGCTCGATACACTCAACAGCGAAGTTGGTGTGGCGACGATAAACAACCTTGAACAAGGTGATTTGCGGGTTGCCTGTCAAATAGACATCTTGAGCGCCATAGGCGACTAATTGCATGAGACCTCCTCCCATAATATATACTATTATCTGCGAAAATATATTTTTTTTCGAATTTCTATATATTTTTTATTATTTTTTTTTTATTTTTGCAATTATTTTACTTACCCTATCTATATTCCGCAATTTTTTTATTTTTTTAAAATTATTTTTTTAAAACCAAAAATCGCGACAATTATTTACTTAAAGTCATATTTCCAATTAAAAATAAGTATTTTGCAATGTCTTCTTTTAAACATAGACCACCTAAATTAAAGTATAGAACCGATGCTACAACTCTTGATGAAATTATCAAACAAGTAATGGAAAAGGCTGATACAAATACTAAAAAATTAGATTATCTTAATAAAACTCATGATCTTATAGTTTCTTATTATGATAAATTGACAAAAGACCAATATAATAATACAAAAAAAAATAATAGCGAAATAATAAGTTTAAAAACAATCAATAAAACAGACGATAAAAATAACTGTGAAAATAATACTAATATTAATACTAATACTAATACTAATGAAGATATAAATGATAATAATAATAATATTGTTGAACCATCTAATGAATTAAAAACGTTAAATTTAATGAGTAAAAATTTAAGAAAAAAGAAAAAGCCAATAAAAAAGAGAATTTTGCCTACAAATAATTCTGAATCAATTTTTAATTTTTTTAAAAAAGATGCTACATATGAAGAAGAAGAAAATGCCGGTATTTCTAACAGCAATAGTATTAGTAATATTTATTCTAATTTGAGTAAGCTTGAAATACAAGAAAAATTCTTATTTATTATTGACAAAAAATATGCATGTGAAAAAACACGACTAAACAAAAGTATATTATGTGAAAATTGTAAAATTCCAAAAGATCTTTTTTCATCAGAGGGTTCTTATATATGCAAACAATGTGGCGAAACTGAACATATAGTAATGGAATGTGAAAATAATGAAAATAAAGAAATAACATTTGAAAAGCAAAAATATCCATACAAAAAGATAAACCACCTAAAAGAAAAATTAAATCAATTTCAGTCAAAAGAAAATGCTGATATTCCCGATAGTTTATATAAAAATATTTTAAATGAAATTAGAAAATGTCGGATTTCAAATGAGGATATTACTCCGCTTGTAATACGAAATATTTTGAAAAAACTTAGGGAAACCACTTATTATGAACATTTACAACAAATATATCATAAAATTATTGGAAAACCTCCAACTACTCTACCAAGAGATACAGAACTTCTTATTATAAACATGTTTTTAGCTACACAGGAAAGTTTCCAAAATCATAAAGGGGAAAAGAGATCCAATTTTTTGAATTATGCTTATGTTTTAAATAAGCTTTTTAAAATAATCGGCTTAGAAGAATATTCACAATATTTTTATTTATTAAAAAGTAAAAATAAGTTGCGAGATCAAGATGTTATTTGGGAAAAAATATGTAAAGATAAAGGATGGAAATTCTACTCTTCTTTCGATGAATTTAATTTTTAATTTTCTATTTTTAACTAATAGAAAATTTTAATATTAACTTTTAATATCATCTTGTAATCCGGAATACACAAATATTGTTCCTCTTGTCCTTGCCATATCCGTAAATCCAGGAGTTGTTATTCCACCATGTGAAGAACTATTTTCTCCAACCATCGATATCGGATTGTTTGAAGAATAACCATTTGCACCTATTGGAATTAATGTTCCTGCTACTATCGGATTATAATAAAAATAAACAGTTGAATTTCTCTTCATAATTGAATCTGGATTGCTATCTGAAATAATCATCGCTGATGAAGCACTTGTTGTTAATTCACTTTCATTCTTATTTAATACCACAACTGATCTTAATGAAAATCTTTCAGAATGTAACAAATATACATTATCATATACTACAGGTGTTGTATTTATAGCTGTAACACTTGACAAAGAACCTGGCATATTCATATATGTAAAATTAACATTGGGATCTACAAATTTTAATGATTGGTAACGTCTATTGATATAAAAAAATAATAAATCTCTGCTATAAATAATAGACTTCTTCTTTGGAATTATCATTTTGTTTTCAAATGTATTTTCCGTTTGGCTAAATGCTGATGTCAATTTAATGAAATTTTGTGATGTTGGTTCATTTCTATTTGGCAATCTTACATTTATAATTGGCGTATTAATAAATGTGAATTTTGATGTTCCAAAATTAGAAAATCCTGCTGATGATAATGGTTGTAATGAAGATACTTGTGTAAATGTTGGTCTCACTGAAAAAATAGCTAATAACTTTCTCAACACCATTCCTTCATCTTGCACATGATAGTATTCAGGATTGTCAAAATATGCCCATTCGTAATCTATTAATCCTGCCATTAATCCTGAAATATAATCATTTGCCGATTTTGAATAAATTTTTCCAGATCTCAAAGAAATAACGTTTTTCCATAATTCAATTTGAACTCTGAAACGTTTTGCCAAATTTTCTAATGGTGTATCTTCCGTAAAATGATTCATACTATTGGGATCACGGGCTATTTCACTCATAAGTTCCATATCTGCTTGTTGCTCTATTTGTGATGTTGATAATGAGTTTGATAAGTATTTTTTTAAATATTGTCTTGATCTTTGGATAATAAGACGTCCAATATTACTAACCAACATTCTTTTTTCAATTGCCTTTATTTTTGGTAGGAATAATGCCGCTAATACTGGATGAATAAATGAACTTATGTCATCTTTCACTTTATCATATTTTGCAAGGACAGCTTCGGGAGCACATGAATTATATGATACAACAGATGTTTTTACAGCATCATGTAATTGTTTTGTTGTATCATATAGTCCCGATATTTCTTCCAATACAACCATATCTTCAGGTCTAATATTTAATAATGGCATAGAAGTAAATCCTAAGAATTTTGACATTTCATTATATGCTTGTCCTGGATCTGTAAAAAAATTATTGTCATTATCACCTGACATTATTTTTTTAATCAACATATTTTCTTCTTCCTTTGAAAAATCATTTTTCTTTGCAAATTTTATTGCTTTTTGAATTAAATCTTGAACATCCATAAATCCATATTTCCTTTCAATTTTGTCGATGAACTTTCTCATAAATTTATTAACTCTCTTTCTTGATTCAACAATTTTTTCAATTAATGCATCAATTTCACCTTCCGATTTTCCTTCCGCTTTCAAATATCCTGTTATTGCTTGAACTGGCAAGTCTGATTTTAAATAATGTTCAAAATCACTAACATTATCTGTGTATTGTTTCATTCTCATTTCTCTTGTTGTCATATCAACTCTTTCATTTCTACCTGATCTTTCAGGTAAATCATTTCTGTCATTTCTATTTTGTCTGTCTGACATATTATATATTATAATAATAAAAAATATTTATCTTTATTTATCTTTATTTATCTTTATTTATTTATTTCATCATTTTTTTTATCAATTGTTTTTGACTCTGATTTTGTGTCTTGTCTATATTTATTTTATCTATTTTCAATATTGACGTTATAATATCTATATTTGCATTATATCCTTTATAAATTTTAGAACATTCTTCATATCTTTTGTCTTCTAATAACATTTTTGCAAGAGAATTTGAATGCATAAAATCATTTATATTCATATTTGACATATGCGTTCCAGCTTTAATAACATTATTTTTATTAATATTTTTTGTTGATGTTATATTTAAATCTTTTGGAAAAATCATTTTTAAATTTTGATATGCTTTACTCAAACTATTTTTACTCATTTTTGTTAATTTATATGAAGGATTTATACAATTATAAAAACAATGAACAGATTGCATGTCCCAATTTTGTTCGCTATAAATATAATTTTCTATTATATCTCCAAACGAAAATGACTCCGATATTTTTTCTATTTCACTAAACTTTTTCTCTTTACTTATATTATTTACCATCATCACATTAGATAAATAATTTTGGTGTATCATTAGTGGTATTATTACTTTCTCCGCATTATAAACACAAATACACTCATTTATATCGCTATAATTTGTCATTAAATCTAATGAATATTTGTATATTTCTATATCAGTATCCTTCTTCTTTGAATACTCAAAATATTCAATTATATTTTTTTCCGATATTGGACTTTCACCATATGTTCTATATAAATCATACATAATATTAATTAATTTTTTATAATCATATTGTGAATAATCTAAAATCATTTTTATTGTCCCTTTTATTCCCTTTTGTTCAAATTTCATCTTTTTTTCCGCTACTATTTTTGTCATTAGTATTCCCATTTCTGATGTATCTGGTTGTTCTAAATGAATAATATTAGTGTTCTTTTTTATATTTGTCATCATTTTTGAATGTTTCAAACTTGATATTAATACTATTGGATAATACCAATTATCATCGTTTTCTTTTACCAATTGTTCTATAAATTTTTTCTCAACTTTTGATGAAATATTTTCTATATCATCTATAACCATAACAACTTTTTTCTTTTTTGACATATCAAAACTGTCAAAAATATTCTCTTCTTTTGTTAATTTATTTATTTTTTCACCTATGTTTTTTTTATTTATTTCATCAAATTTTTTCATATTTATAGATCTTATTTCAACTCCAATATGTTCTAATATTGTATTTACAAATGTCGTTTTCCCACATCCATGATTTCCAATTATTATAATATTGCTTGAATTTATATTTTTCTTTTTTTTTATATCTTCATTTATGTCTTCTATTTCTATAATTTCATTTTCATTTTCATTTTCTTCACTATCTTCTATTTTTATTTTTTTTGTTCTCGTTTTTTTTTTATTGTCGTTTTTTGTTTTCATTATTTCTTCTCTGTTTTTTTCAAAAGAATTTATAAAATTCATAAATGTTATTTTTTCATTTTCATTACCTGACAATTCAGATATTTTTTTTGGATTGTATTTTGACACCTCCATGGAAATTATAAATAATACTACAACTATATTATTTATATTAATATTTTTTTTCACTTTTTATTTTTACAACATAAATATACTCTCATGACATAATTTATATTTTATACCAATATCACAAACACTATTTCCTTCATTTATTTTATCTATATTGCCTTCAGAAAATGGTGAATTATCAGATATTTCATCAAGTGATATATCGCTTGTTTCACTACATATTATTTTATTCATATTATCACTGTCATTATCATTATCATTATTATTATCATCAATATTATTATCATTATTATCATTATTATCATTATTATCATTATTATCATTATTATCATTATTATCATTATTATCATTATTATCATTATTATTATTATTAT